CTTTTGTGGATTTAATGGAACTAAAACCACAGAGCTTACAACATCTCCAATATTTTGATGTATGTAGGCTGCTAGTTCGCTGAAATAAAACGTGTCTCCAAAATTCCAATTGTTAATATCAAAGTAAGCATTTATGTTAGCCACTACTAAATTTTTAACTGAGCTAACACTAGCAGTGCTGGTCGATGATTGTATAACTTTGATTGTGGCTCTAAGAGAAGGATCGGCCTTTTGTCCAAATAGTGGTTGGAACGATACGCTGTTAAGAATCATGTTGTCAGAAATCATTTTATATTGTTGTAAGCCTTGATAGTCCGTGTTTAATTCATCAAGTGTAGGCGGAGTAGGTTGGGTTACTGTGCCGGTGGTATCTTGCAACCAATTTATATAGGCTGTGTAATATGCATTAGTAACCACGTAGACGTCGATAATATTTGTTGATCCAGGATCAATTCGACTAGTTAACGGACTGTTATGACGATATTGAAAATACAGTCCTTGGCGACCAACTTGTGCTAGATAAGATGTGTCAACTGTGAGCGTAGGATTGCCTAACGCATCAACTCCAAGCACATAAAATGTTTGTTCTTGATACGCATAGAAAATTTGACCTATTTGATATTCAGTCTGAACTGCTTGAATAGCAGCTACCGTAGGATAGTCGCTGTTAACCGTAGCCGACTCAATTAAAAGATATCGTTGTAAATTATCAAAATCTACAGTTTGTTGGAAATATACGTATGGCAATGGCGCGGAATTGAGAGCCGAATTATAATTCCCTGGCCAAGCTCCGGTGATATCGTAAAAGAAATCTGGGTTAATTGGAACCGCACTACCCGACGAGGTAGAAAAACTAACTTCAACTTGGAAATCATCTACTAAACCATCACTGAGCACTGGCTGATCAATAATTTCAACTATAGTATCGTCGTTCATTGGTAAACTGCTGTCTGGTTGCGAATTAATTTTTAGAACGTTTACATAATCACGAATCACTGTTCCGGTTCTACTGTCGTATATAGGATCGGCTGTGTAAAAGAAAAATCTAGTTTGTAACACGCTACCAAAATAATAGTTCAATGCTCGAGAAACTACAGTATAGGTAGATCCATTGTAGGTGGCCTGTATCAACCAAGACGCATCAAGATTAGCACCAGATGTGCTTTGAGCATTGGTTTGACTAAAAGCAGCATTGGTTGCAAGATTGGTTGATGTGATAAGATACCATGATCCAGTCAGATTATTATATCCAAGGCCAAAATTTTGATTTAGATATATTTGTTCAACTACTTGCTGTTGTATTGTTGTTGGAATATCTGTTTGAAATACCGGAATAACTCTTAATGGTATTGCACCAGTGGGGATAAAATTGTTCAAAACCACCGGTCCGGTGCCATTGGGCAAATTGCCAAATCCTTGACCTGTTCCTGCAAGATACACTGCTGTAGGGCTGGCCCAGATTGTTAATTTTTCTCCTGGATTGGTAGGTGTTCCTACTACCAAATGATTATCTTTGTCAAAGAAGTATCCAGTAGGTGCTCCAAATTGAACTAAACTTTGTTCAGTGATATATTTGGCGTTGTTGCTGGCGTAGGAACCAATGGCCACTGGATAGCCTAGACTATTTTGAAAATATCCTGTAGTTTCATTGGTAATCACTGTGCTTTGATGCCAGGTGTAATTCAACACTGACAAATCTGGACGTCCAAAATTTGCATAATAAAATTGTTGCAGGCCGGCTTTGAGAACCAAAGGGTCAATTTGATTGATTACCGCATCAGAAATGTCACTGGTGGTTAACCAGCTGAATTGAAATGCTGGCAATGAATTAACTTCATACAAGGCACCATCGCTAGCAAAAATATCAGTGCTAGAGTATTTTCCAGTTCCATCGACTAAATCCAGGTAACGGCTGGTTCCAATTGACGATCGGTTAATTGCAGTGCTCTTAAGAATACTGTTGTATTGTGTAAAAGGAAATTGACTATAATCCTCGCCGTTGACCATGCGATTTTGTGTGTAGTATTGTGCTGGGGCACGTTGTTTAATATCAGCAATGGTTTCACGTGCTTGTGCATTGGTCACCGGTTGTGTGATCCCGCAAGTAAATGTAATGGTCTCAATTTGTCCAGTGCGACTCACATAGCTTATTGGAACTACCACGCTTTGCATTTCCACTGGATTAATAATATAAGTTAGACCATTGCTGGCACGAACATAAGTGCGGAATGTGCCTACCGGAACGGTGCTAAAAATGCCATCGCCAAAGTTTAAGGTAATCTGATCATTGGTTCTACTAGTTACACTGTAGATGTTTCTGGTGCCGGTGGTTGTTTGTTCCACAGCAGCCGCGTAGACATTTTGAACTTTTTCCCAATAGTTAGAAATATTTCCAAGGTTATCGAGTTGATATAACCATACGTCTGTGTTATTAATGCCTTCAATGTTGATGGCCACAGCTCGATTGGTAATACGCTCGGGCAAATTAAAATCTTGATTTTGTAAAACACCTTGCTTGAACAAAAAGAAAAATCCTGTGTTGGCACTGGCATATCCTTGTTGGTCATTACGAAACAATATGTTAAATTGTCCGGCTGGCAAGGGAGGAGGTTCATACACATAATTTTGCCCAGCTGAAGTAGAATTTACCACTTCAAATGGCATATTAACTGTATCAATGGTAGCAGTATAAGGAATAATTGGCAAGTATCCTGGAACCAAATTGATAGTATATTCTTGAGTGTCAACACCAATAATAGTTTGATCATTGCCAGGTTGGCCAAATTTTTGTGTATTGACTAAACTAGCATTGAGTATGGTGATGAATTGTTCTTGCCAATTGAGATTTGTGGGGTCGGCCCAATTGACTGTGAGATTAGCTAGATTAACACCATTATAATCAGTTAAATTTTCTGTGGTCGAAACGGAAAACACTTTGAGATATCCGCTAGCTTCGGTGTTACGCAAGGGTGTGTAGCTGACCAAATTGGCGAGCCGCACCACACTGTCTCTGCGTTCTGCGGTGTCTAAATAATTTTCTCTGGTGTTTAAATCTGTGCGGAATGCTAGACTTTGGCCCATAAAAGCCATTACGTCTAACAGAGCAATAAATTCACTGCTTTCAATATAGTCATTGAATGTTTCTGGGTAGTATAGGCGCAAATAGTCTACAAAACTCTTGCGTAGAGTTTCAAAATCATAGCTTTGAAAGTCAGCTTCTCTATAGGCCTGATAGATTTGTTTCCAATCTTGGACGCCAAATATTGCTGTTTGTCTTGAGGTTGTAGCCATAATTATTCCCAGTTGTAATATTTAGTTTAGAAATAAACTGGGTAGTTAAACATACGTGGCTACACGTTGTTGTTGATTAAAAAATATACTTAACTGTTGGGCAGTGGTGCTAGGAACTACAGCAATACCCACTTGTAATAGCAGTCCATTTTCTTGAGGGAAAATTTGTATACCGCTTACATAAACTCTAGGATCTCCTCCACAAACACGTTGTATTTCTTCATAGATAACTGCTTGTGTTTCTGTGGTTTGATTCTCAAACAAGTAATTCCAGATTACGGTACCATATCCAGGACGGCCTGGCAATTCGCCTTGGCGTATATTGAAGGCATTAAGCAGATCAATTTTGATTAAATCAAAATCTACCAATGTAAATTTTTTGTTTTGATTTATAGTGTTAAATCCAATAAATGTAGGCATGATATATTTACTCTTTTTAGTTTTAGTTCAAAGTAATCAACTGAGCAGCCTGTGCTTGAGAAATTCCACCTAAACTTGATGTGCCTTGGCTTCCTAAGGTCTGTAGTTTGTTTTGTGCTTGACTTATGTCAAGCGCAGCACCAATCGAAGCAGAATCTGCTGTTCCAAAACTTGGAGTTGGAATTTTACTACTGCCAAATATCTTAGTGGTTGCAACGTCGACTGCGGCACGATTTACTGTGTTGCTGAATCCGGCTGCTTTTTGCACACTTGCTACCAAACTATCAGCATTACTCAGTAAAGAATTAAATTGTCCTTGTGCCTGGCCTAGAAGTGCTGCAGCTTGGCCTTGTGCTTGTCCAAGCAATGCTGTGGCACTATTTGTTAGTGCTCCTTGTGCTTGTCCAAGCAATGACGAAGCACTAGGTAAATTGGCTGTTAAACTACTAAGGTTAATATTGCTCAAATTAATATTAGATAAGTTGGATAATCCGGTGCTTAATGTGCTGGCTGCAGTGGCAGCAAATTGTGAAGCTTTTCCTAGAACATTCATTGCC